TGGAAGCCTTCGAGCTCCCCGATGGTGCCACGACGCAGCAGGTCGTCGGTGCCGGATTCGTTGACCTTGAAGAGCACGCTTTGCTTGCCGCGCACGTTGGCAGCGGCGGTGGTCCCGAGAACGCAGCGCAGATCCGACAGCGGAGCGCCGTTGTCTTCCAGGATCTTGCGAACAAAGGCGATGTTGGAGAGATCGCCAGCGGTCCCGAAAGGAGCGGTCCCGGCGGTGCCGTAGGCGCGCGAAGCGTTCTGGTAGGCGCAGACGGCCAGGTCGATTTCCACGAGGTTGCACAGCGCGCGCATGGACTGGGCGAACTGTTGGGCCAGCGTCAGGGCATAGGTGCCGTTCTGCTGATAGCCCTTCAATTCTTCTCCGGACCAGCGGATCGGGCTGTACTTGCTCTTGGTGATCTGGAGCTGCGTGGTTCCGATCGTTTGGTCGCCGTCGTCCGGGGGAAGCTGGCCCGGCACGATGTCGCCGGTGCTCGCCACTCCGGTGATGGGCACGGTGATGAACTGGTTGAGCGCCGCTTGTTCGGCCTTGGCGTCGGCGTCAACGGCCGGGATGAATCCCACCATTTCGCGGGCGACGATGTCCATGCCGGCGTAGATGACGGGAATGAGGTTGGTGAGCGTATTGGCCATTTTAAAGCTCCTTGCTTAGTCGGTTACGACCCCGCCGGACTTGGTGTGGGCCGCCTGGTCCTGCGGGGAGAGTGCAAAAAATTGCGTTCTGGGCATCGACTTGGCGTTGCCGGAGCGTCCGGCTGATTTCTGCGAACCGCTGCCGTGGGCGTCGTTGCCATCGAACGCTCGGCCGTAAACTTCGGACTTCTTCATTTCCGCCACGTAGTCGGCGATGGTCATGGGCGTGCCCTTGCCGTCCATGATCCGTTCGTTTCCGTTGCCGTCCACGACCTGCACGGTGTATTGGCCGTTCATCTCGACCACCTTCACGGCGGACTTGACGTGCGGCAGAAGCAGGGCCGGGATGCCCTTGGCCTCGGCGATGGCCGAGGTGGCCACGGCGTCGACCAGGTGCTTTTCAAGGGCGGATTGCATGGCCGTCACCTTCCCGGTGACCGCCGCGAGTTCGCTCTGGTGCTGCTCGATGAGCTTGGTTTTGAGGGTGTCCCACTGGCCCTTGGACTCGGCGTCTTTGGTGGAACGCTCCTCGGCCTCTTTCTTGAGCCGGGCGTATTCCTCGGGGTCCACGTCCTTGAGCTGGCCGTACTTCTTCTCGAAGTCCCGGCGCGCGGTGCGCTCCTTCTCCAGGGCCGATTTCAGCCCGGACGTGTCTTCGATGCCGTCCACGTCGAGGTGAAACTTCCCGTCGCGTTCGACGTAAAGAGGCTTCTGGGCTTCGTTGAGCCCGTCCAGGGTGTCCAAGGTAAGTTTCAAGGCCATGGTCCGATCCCTCCCGGATCATTGTGCCGCCCCGGTTCTCCCGGCTTGGCGTTGAAATGAGAAAGGCCCCATGAAGAACGCGTCTTGCGCTCCGTCCGGGGCCTTTCTGGAACCTGAAAATTCAGGGTTTCTAGGGAACCCGCTTCACGTTGAAGCGGTCATGGCAAAAGAAAAGGCGAAAAACCCTATAAGTTGGTAAATGGATTTAAATCGCGATTACGACTCGACACCCAATTGCGGCGTCGCGGTGGATGACGTCGGCGGGGTGCCGGGGGTCTCGGGAGTCTTGTGTCCGGCCGCCTTAAGCATCTTATCCACGACCGAGCCCGCCCCCAGGCCCGGGCCTGTCTTCTGGCGCTGATCGTTTTCCATGCGGGCCATTTCTTCGACCGGGTCGAAGTCGTCGGAAAGGATGCCGCGGCGAACGAGTTCCGCCCAGACGGTTTCCTTCGAGAGCAGCCCGACTTGGTAAGCCTGGGTGAGTTGCGGGAGTTCAAGGCCCGAGGCGAAAAGGCCGTAATCGGTGTCGACGTTCACGCCGCCGCAGTCCTCGTTCGTCTGATTTACCCATGCCCCCATGTACCGCAGGATCTGCTCCAAGCTGTCCTTGAGCTTGAGCGCCCAGGCCTGCAAGGTGCTGTGGGCCTCGCTGGTGTCGATGGCCTTTTCCGTTGCGGTGATGTTCCCGGCCCGGCCCACGATCATCGGCGCCATGGCCATGCGGCCCATCTGCTCCTCGATGCTTTCGAGGGATTCCTTTCCAGAACCGATCGAGCGCCCGGAGTGCTCCACATATTTCATGTCCGCATCGGGGGCAGATGCGCGGATCATGCGGCTGGGGCCGATCTCGATCTGTGTGCCGTCATCACCCAGGGCCTTGGCGAAAAGCAGCGGGACACGGGCGAAGTGAAGGATGCGTTGTTGGTCGCTGCTGGATTGCCAGTGGAGGGCGTTGAGGTCGGCCAAGTCGGTCAGCGGCGGCAGACCGGCGAAAAAGTCCGTCCGGTCGGTGTAGACAGGCACGATGGGGATGAAGTCGATGGACGTGACGCCCGAGAGTTCCGGGTTGATGACCCACGTCTTTTTTCCGTCTTGGCCGATGACCTCTTGCCAGACGAAGAACTGGCATTTTTTGGAGCCGTCTTCCTGGGTCAGAAGCTCAAGCTGGCGGACCTGGCTGACGACCTTTTCCCCGAAATCTCCGTCCGGCTGAATCGAAGTTTCCCTGATCCTGGCGCTGGTCACGGTCTCAACGCCGTCGATGCGTTCGGACTTCCAGGCGATCATGTTCTGGCATTTGATGTGAACGCAATAGGGCCGGGCCCCCACCTTGCGCTCTTCGTCCAGCGTGCGGCCCACGGCCAGACGCGGGAAGTCCACCATGACGTAGCTAACGCCATAAAACGCGTCGATGAAAACGTCGTGCGCGAAGCTGTGCAGGTCGTGGCCGGCCAGGTCGATGTTTTCGCACCATTCCCGGATGTTGTCCGGGACGTCGTCCGTGCAGCTTATGGCCTTGGAGAACACCTTCCCGGCCAAGTCGGTCACGGCCTTGCGATAGGCGTTGTAGAGTACCGACCTTCCGAGCCGAAGCATGTAGGCCTGATCGCTCTCGGCCGGCTCTTTGGGCAGATACTGGACCCCTGCCATTCGCATGGCCGCCGTGCCGCCCATGAGCGCGCGCGGAAGCGCCCGGGCGGTTTCCATGTCGTTGTAGGCCAGCGACGGGGTGTTGACGTTGGCCTTTGTGGTATCGGTTGGCATCGGCATGGCTTTGGCTCCTGCACTCTACATGAGCAATTCTTGAGAGGTGGTGGTGCGCCTGATCAACGGAAATTCGTGATGGATGAAGTAGCCGCCTGCGTCCGTGGCATGGTCATGGCCATTGCTCTTGTCCGGCTCACCGTTGGCCGCCCAAGCCTGCTGTTCCAGGGAATCGGCATAGGTCGGACAAAGGGCGTCGTTGACTAGGTACCTGCGCTCGCCCTTGGCGTTCAAAAACATACCATTCATGGCGTTGATTCGGTCCTTGACCGGCGGGTTGGCCGAGGGCGCGCACACGATGAACCCGGCTTGCTTGAGGAGGGCCAAGTCCGTCTCGGAAGCGTTCACGGACCGCCGCGAGCCGCCCGAGGCGTCCGGAAAGACCCTGATCTGTCGGGTAGGCTGGTAAATCCTTCCGTCGTACCTCCAAAATTTTTCTTTGAGCCTGCGCACCATATCCGGCGTGTCGTAGGCGTTCACGATCTCGTCCACGGCCCGGGGAAGGCAATCACGCTTGACGTGAACCACGGCGGCCATCTTGCCGACGTTGAAGTCCATGCCCACGAAAATCGTCTCGCCTTCCTTCAGCACGTCCGCGCACCGATTTTCCGTGCGGCTGTAAGCGGAATAGACGGTACCCGTCTGGAGGTTGACAAACTTTCCGTCGATATAGGCGTCGATGAGGTTGGCCGGGTAGGACTGGAGCAGGCTCGGGATGTAGTCGCTCGGGAGGTTGATCTCATTGTCGTAGGTCGAGGCTTGGACAAGCCCATAAAGCCCCCGCAAGCTTTCATTCGCCCGGGGCAGCTTGACGAACTGCTCGTAAACGAACCGGAAGCCCTCCGGAGTGGTGGTCACGTCCACGCCGTTCAATAGGCCTTCCGCCTTGTGGCGCATGCGGGCGAGGATCTTGCGCCAGGCCCCGGCGGCTTTGTCCTTCGTCATGACGTCGATCTCGTCGACCAGCGCCTTACCGATCTTGAAGCCGACGATTGAGCCGGGGTCTTCCATGGACCGGCAAAGCACGGTTCCGAGGTAGATTCGGCCACGGTAGACATCGACCTCGTGGTTTCCGACGCGAACCTTGCTGGTCAGGCCCCAATCCGCCAAGGCTTCTTCGACGGTGGGGTAAAAAATGTCCCGAATTTGGGGATAGGTGGGCGCGAAATAGCCGGCGTTTACCCGGGGGAATTCGTAAAAATGCTTGCCCAGGCCGGCACAGCCCGCCCAGGTCTTGCCCGCCCCGAATCCCGCCACGTAGGCCTTAAACTTGAGCGGGAGAGCAAGGAATTTCGCCTGTGGGACATTCAGGCGCGGTGAGACGCACGTCATTCTTTGCGCCCATCCACCACGCAAATCTCGACCTTCACCGGCATGGGGAGGTCGTCGCCTCCGGCGTTCTCCCGGAAGATGCCGAGGTGATTTCCGAGGAGTTGCAGCGACCGGACCTTGTCATGGAACTTGATTTTGATGCGCTTGACTTCTTGCGCGTCCCGGCCCTTGCCTTCCCAGATTGAATCGTGGGTGATTTCGGAAAGGGAGGCCATCTTGTCCCGGTCTACCGCCGAAAAATCGAACTGGGGGATACCGTCGTCATTGATGGTCACGA